TGCGCTCGTCAGCCACATCTTCCTGCAGCTCTAAGCGAGCAGCCTCGGAGGCAGCTTTCTGCGACAGCTTGGCCTGATCGATCTCAAGTTTAGCCTGGTCAATTTGACCGTCCTGCATGATCTCCTGCTGTTTGAGCTGGAGCTCACTGTTGCGAATCTGCACCAGTGGGTCAGCCATTGGGTCAGGGGCGGGAGGCATAATCTCAGGAAGCATCTTCTCAATGATCTGTTGCTGCAGAAGAGCAGCGTAGTCCGCCGAGTGCTTTGGATCCTGCAAGGCAGCCTGTGTTTGAGCGATCTGCTGTTGCGCTTGCTCTGGAGGTATGGCGCCAGTCTGTACAGCAATCTGTACTTGTTGGATCAGCTGCTGAGACTGTTCAACCATCTGCTGTCGAGCCAACAGGGCGATATGCTCCATGATGTGTGACAGGAGCCCCGTCACAGCGTGAGGCACGGCCTGAACCAACGGCAGCTTGAAGAACGACACGTGCGCTTGGATGTGTGCTTCGTGGTTCTGGTCAGGGAAGGCCTGCATGGGTGTCCCCACAATCGCGCGACCGTTCTCCATTGCTGGGTCCATAGGCTGCGGCTGCGGTGGTGGTGGCAGAACCTCATCGATGTTCTGCACTTCGAGCGCCTGATACATCCGGCGATACGCTGCGTGCAGGTTGTGCATCTGCGGATTGGTCTGCGCCAGCTTCAGTTGCTCTTGAGCCAAGGCTACGCGCTGCGCCATCGAGAAGATGTTCGGGTCGCTGACCGGGATAATGTCCACACGACCGTCGAAATCCTGTTCCTTCAGCTGTTGGCCGTCACCCTCAAGCTGGTATGGGTAAGAAGCTGGTAGGTTTTCTGACACAATGCGAGCAAGAATCTTGAACTCCTGCTTCTGCCCGTGGTGCAGCCGCTTGTGAATCGCTGACAAAACTTTCATGCCGCGCTCGAGCAGGGCCACGGTTGTTCCGACAGGTTGTTCTTGGCCCATGTTCTGAGCCTGCTGATCTGCGACCGATACAAACCGTCGGCCGCCGTCGACCAACGCACCGAGGAGCTGCGCAAGAGTTGCGGAAGGCTCTTTGTAGGGGAGCGGAATGATGGCGTCACGGATGTTGCCACCCGGTGCATCAATGTCGCGGAACTCGCCAGGCTGCAAAGGTTCGTCGCTGTTGGCTACACGCATACCGCGGGCTTTGAAACCTGCAGGCAAGTTGGACAGAGTACCAGCGTCAATTAACTGACGCAGAATGCTTGTCGCTGCGCGGCCCAAGCCGCCGATCATATGGGTCAGGCCGAAGCCGTAGAACCCAAGACCAGGGAGAAACTTGTATGGGACAAAATACGGGATAGACTCCCGTGTCGGATCCGTCTCAACGTAGTTGCGGCGAATAGAAAGAACCGTATTGCTGTTGCGGTCGATCGAGACGATGTACGGAAGCTTGATGCCTGTCGGCTCTCCATCCATTCCGATGTCCTCAAAACCCTCAAGGTCCAGCTCAACGTGCATCTCAAGGATAGTGCGTACGTCATCCGTGTAGGATGAACGAGACGTTCCCTGCAGCTCGTCGACCTTGCTGCGGACTTCGTCCTCTTCGTCGTCACCGCTATCCGTGAGTTCGACGTCTTGATAGAAACCAGCAACCTGCATCTTACGGACTTCGTTGTCAGACATCTTCAAGACATGAGTGATACGAGGTGCGCTGCGCAGATCCGTCGCTGAGTAAGGAACAACAACATCCTGAGCTGGGACAAAACGCGCCACTGGGCGCTGCTTGGCCTGATCAAAGTATAGCTTCTTGAAGGTCATCCCCGCAAGTGGGAGATAGAACAGCATTTGGTCTGTATCTGGGTCGTATTCTTCCATGCGGTCAAGGATCAGATAGTTCAGGTAGTCCTTGACCCGTGTTGCTTGGGCCTCGGTCTCTGCATTCTGGAGGCCAAGCACTCTCGTCTTTACAGGTCCGCCGGCTGGGAGAAGTTCCTTATAGGCCTGGGCCTGAAACTGCGTGACGCTCTCGGCTACAAGAGGGTGTGTGACGTTGGACGCACCTTCGAACGGGCTACTGCGCTCCTCGGTCTTCACGCCCAACAGCTCCAAACCCTTGACGTACGTTTCCTCCCAGTCTTCTCTCGAGGCCAAGTCGTCCTCAAAAGCGCCAACCAAGTCGGAGGCAATGTCTCCAAGGGTGTCATCCTCGAGGAACTCCGCAAGGTTTGCGTCGAATGGGATCAATTCCTCAGCAGACATCTCCTCCATGCCGATCAGCGCCTCAATCAGCGCGCCGTCTGGTGTCTCCGTCACCTGCGCTCCGCCCTCAAAGTCCTGTGGGACGTTGAGCGGGATCTCAACGCCGAACTCGTCTGGCATCCCAGCAGGGTTTACGGTGTTGTCCACCATGTTTCCAAAGGACTGTGGAGGTAGGGCCATCAGTAGTACTCCCGTTTGCGAGGCACCTGATCTCTGAAATCTAGGTTCTCTTCATCATGTATCATCACGAACCCACCTTGGCGGAACCGTATCAAAGCTAACGTCATGGAGTCGCAAAAATCGTCATGATCGCCATTCGGAAAGGAAGAAACTTCCTCGATCACTTCTTCTGCGAAGCGTTTGTCTTGTGGGGCCCATACCAAACCCGCCTCAAACAGCGGGGATACCATGTGCATTCTTGTGGTCTTATCTACACCACCGCCGCCTGCGCGTCTACCGGGGGAGAACCCGAGTGCAGGAATACCGCGCGATCGCATCTCGTCAATCAACGGGCGGCCCGTGGCCTTAGCCTCGACAATCACCATGTCAGGCTCCCAATACTGGTGCTCTTCAAACGCGACCTCCTTGAGCTCCGGAAAGCTCCAGCGGCCGCGCTGACCATCCAGTAGGATCAGGTGGTCCTTGCCGTCGTCGTCATGCTCAAACACACCCCACGTTGTGATTGCAGAATAGTCTGCAGTCTCCTTCTTCGAGAAGGCCGTATCGTAGGCTTGGATAATGTACTTGAGCTTGGGTATGTCTTCCTTGTCCCAGACACGCCACCACTCCTTGCGGACGATAGCGCCACCAGCTGCAGTAGGTTGCTGCTGCCACTGGGCCGACCACTTTTGCGCAGGAAGTGAGGCTTTGATCGAGAGCAGGGCATCTTTGTCCCAGAACTCAGGCCAGAGCGGACTACCAGAAGGTAGTAACGCGGGGAACTCGACCACTTCCCACTGGTCTGCCATGGGGTCAGCGGACTGGTTGGCAATGAGGCGTCCTGTCAGATCCTTCTTGCCCCATCGTGTCATAACCACAATAATGGCGCCGCCGGGCTGCAGACGCTGCCGAGGGCCAGAAGTGTACCATTCGTAGGCGTGGTCGAACGCCGTCTCGCTTAGGGCGTCTTGTTCCGAGTGCGGGTCGTCGATAATAAACAGGTCAGCGCCGCGGCCAGTGACGGCAGCCCCAACACCAGCAGCAAAGTACTCGCCGCCTTTGTCAGTGCCCCATTTACCCGCGCCCTTGTTGTCCTCCTTGAGGTTAGTGCCGGGGAAGATCTCTTTGTAGGCTGGGTCATCAATCAAATCCCTCACCTTGCGGCCGAACCGCACGGCGAGCTCCGTGTTGTGGGTGGCCTGAATAATCTTGAGCTTGGAGTTGCGGCCGAGAAACCATGCAGGCATCAGGAATGATGCAAATTCCGACTTCGAATGACGAGGTGGCATGTTGATAATCAAGCGTTTGATCTTACCCTGAGCCACCTGCTCGAGCTTCTCAGCGATAATCCGGTGGTGAGCGCCCTCAATAAAGTTCTCATACACGTGATGAGCAAACGTCATAAAGCTGTCGGTCGCCTTCTCACGTATATCAAGCTTGGACTTGGCCTGCGTGAGAGCAAAAATCTCTTTCAGGACGTCATCTGGTAAGGCGTCGAGGTTAGCCATTCAATCGCACCCTGTAGTTCCCGCCGACATGATCAAAACCAACGCGCTCTAGCAGTTGGCCCGTACGATCCTTTGAGACATTGGTCGTAATGCCCATGTAAAGCTCCGTGGCGCCGTTTTCTTTCGCCCAGCTCTGGAACATCTTGAGCATCTTGATCGCGGTCCGTGGACCGCGGTGCTCGGGCAAAACAAACCATGCGAAGTCGCTCGCAACAGATCCCCGGCTGAACACATAGTCCGTAATGCTGCCGCACAACATACCCACGGGCTCACCTTCGTCAGTGGATGCCAGTACCCCAAAGCCACGAGGGTTTTCGATAACCAGTCGCACTAAAGAGTTAGCTATCTGCTCGATGTCGAACGGCACAGTCTGGAAGTCAGACTCCTGCTGCATACGCATAGCAAGACCAATGATGTCACGTATCTTCTCGATGGAGAAAGGCTCGTAGCGCATTATACCAAACTGGCAATTCCCAAGCGTTTCAAAGCGCGATCCCCACTACCAGCACGTCCTGGCGTGATCCTCGCTCCTAGATCCCTGTCTTTGGAACTGCCTGCCCCTTTACCTAGCTGTGATGCGTCCAAGTATGCCATGGAGTCCGACAGCTCGTCAAGGAAAGACTTGTTCGAAGCTTGTAGATCATCTGGTCGGGCCTTGGGGCGAACAGAGCCCATGACGCTGTTTGATGAAACCATGTCACCAGTGGGGCTCACGCCCCTCAAAAGCTCGTAGCCCTCATTGATCCGCTCATAGCCTGACCCTGCATACTCAGGGTCCGTGCGCCGCCAGCGAATGTAGTTGCTGCCGAGAACTCGAGCCGCGGTGTCCTTGTCAACATCAGGGTTAGCAAGGAACTCCTCACGTGTCTGAGCATAAGAGGGGTTGGTTTCCATCTCCTGCCGGATGAAATCCGTTTGCGCCTGCAGTGCATCAAACCCGGGAGTGATCTGCCCATTCTCGCCTACAACGCCACGCTCCCGCAAGAACCCCATGACAGCAGGAGCTCGATCACCCTGCCAGCTGAGCATACCGATGTTCGTGGCTTTGTTGGCTGGGTCCGTGTGTGTCCCAAACAGATACTGCTGTCGCAGGCTGTTCTCGCGGTTGATCTCTGCCGTCAAAGCCTGTGCCTGACTGTCAGAAAAACCAGAGTTACGGAACGCAGTGTAGACGTCCGTGGCTATATCACGACGATTGATGTCGTCATAGCTCGTCGGCGCGGCCTGCGGAGTTCTACCTGCGTTAGCTACCATATCAGTAAGTCCCCGAGAAGCCTTTGCCGGAAGACTGCATAGACTTGCAGCCACGAACATCGCC